GCCAGGATTTGGGGTCCAAAAGGCAGGAAACCGGAAACTGAGCCATGAAAGCGAAAGGCCGGAAGGCCCTCATGTCCGCCAAGGAATATGCCGGGCATCGCGGCGTCACCCCATCGGCAGTAACCAAATGGAAAGCCAAAAAGCTCCTCGTTATGCGCGCCGGCCGCATCGATGTCGCCGCTTCCGATGCCGTCCTGGATCGGCTGGAACAGGGATTAGAGGATGGACGCGATCCGAAGAACTTCAATGAAGCACAGTTCATGAAAGAACTGTATCTCGCAAAAATTCGCCGGCTGGAATACATGGAAAAGGCGGGAGAGCTGATTGCAATGGCCGCGGTGAAAAACAAGCTGCAGGAAATCTTCAGCCAGCACCGGGACGGGCTATTGACGATCCCCGAGCGGCTCTCGGCGCCGCTCGCATTGGAAACGGATCCTGCCAAAGCTCATGCGCTTTTGTCACAGGAAATTTTGGGGCATCTGAATGGACTTGCGGACAGACTCGAGGGGAAATGAAATTCCGGCCGTCATTGCCGCGGCTATCCGGCCGGAACCAGCCCTGACGGTTTCCCAATGGGCGGATCGCTATCGGATTCTCTCCCATGTTTCTGCCGGCGAGCCCGGCAAGTGGCGAACATCGCGAGTTCCTTTCATGCGCGAGGTGATGGACAGCATGTCTCCTGTCGGCGGCAATGAGCGGACGATATTTGTAAAACCGGCGCAGATCGGCGGGAGCGAGGCGCTGCTGAATTTGCTGGGCGCGATCATCCATGTTGCGCCGGGGCCGGCAATCCTTGTGCAGCCCACCGTTGAGCTGGCCGCCCGGTTCAGCAAGCAAAGGGTTTCCTCGCTCGTGCAGGATACTCCCGAAATCCGGGAACGCATCTCCGCGAATGAGACGCGCAACTCCGACAACACGATCCAGACCAAGAGCTTTCCCGGCGGATTCGTCGCCTTGTGCGGCGCAAACAGTGCAGCGGGTCTCCGGTCGATGCCGGCCAGGTACGTCATCATGGACGAGGTGGACGCATATCCTGCTTCCGCGGTCGGAGCTGCCGGCGCTGAGGGCGGATCCGTGGCTGAGGGCGATCCATGCGACCTTGCGATTGCCAGGAGCGAGACCTTCAGCAACAGGCGCATTGTCATGATAAGCACGCCGACCATCAAGGGCATTTCCCGGATTGAAGCCGCCTATGAGGAGAGTGATAAGCGCCGGTATTACGTCCCCTGTCCGCATTGCGGCGCCTATCAGACTTTGAAGTGGTCCGGCGTGCACTGGCCGGAGGGGAAACCGGAAGAGGCCTTCTACCAATGCGAATCCTGCAATGGAGTGATCGAAGACCGGCATAAACCGGGAATGCTCGCAGGCGGCGAATGGAGGGCCGGGGCCCACGGATCCGGCAAGGCGGCCGGATTTCATATCAACGGCTTGTATTCTCCCTGGACGACCTGGCCGAAACTGGCAGGCGCATTCATCAAAGCCAGCAAATCGCCGGAACGCTTGCGCGTATTCATCAACACGGTGCTCGCAGAGTCGTGGGAAGACAGCGCAGCCGAAAAGATCGATGTTGAAATGCTGCTGTCGCGGCGCGAAGCATTTGGGCCGACTCTGCCGGCGGGAGTGGCGTTGCTGACCTGCGGCGTCGATGTCCAGGCGGACCGTCTCGAGGCGGGCATCTTCGGCTGGGGAAGCGATGAAGAATGCTGGTTGACCGCTTACCATGTCCTTCGAGGCGACACCACCAGGCCGGAGGTATGGAGAGATTTGGACCGGATCCTGAATTCGGAATTCCAGCACGAATTCGGGATGAAACTTTCAATATCGGCGGCTTGCATCGATTCCGGGTACGCCACCGCCGCCGTCTATCAGTTTTGCAGAGATCGACTTCGCCGGCGCATCTACGCGATCAAGGGACAGGCTGGGCGCCGCCCCGTATGGCCGCGCAAGGCAAGCAAGGGGAAAGACCGTTCTCCGTTGTTCCTGGTGGGGGTTGACCCGTGCAAAGAATGGGTCTCGGCTCACTTGAAAATCCCGGATCCGGGTCCGGGATACATGCATTTCCCGATGACAGCGGACCGGACGTTCTTCGAGCAACTGACATCGGAAACGGTTCGCATTCGATACAGCAAAGGCTTTGCAATCCGAGAATGGTACAAGTCGCCAGGCGTGCGCAACGAAGCCCTGGACGTCGCCTGTTACGCCTATGCGGCTCTCCAGGCTTTGGTGATGGCCGGGTGGAGGCTCAATGCATGCGCCGAGAGGCTGGAAGCGCAAAAGCAGGAGGCCGCGAAATTGGCCGAACGCAAACCGGCGCATCCACGCGATTCCGAGCTGATCCATCCTCACGGGAATTGGCTGGGCGGCCGCGGAAAGGACTGGCTTCGAAGATGAAAAACAAAAAGGATTCTGCGCTGCGAGAACCGGAGATCGCCGGACACGGCCGGCAGTACCGTGACAACCCGGACGCAATGGCGCCGGCATCGCTCCGGGACGATATACCGGCCCGTTGGGAGTATAAGTCCGTGCTGCTCAATCGGAATGCCGAGCTTTCCGGCTACGGGGCGGAGGGATGGCAGCTCGTTTCCGTAATCCCGCAAGCAGCGGATCAGGCAATGTTCTATTTCCGGAGGATGATACGGCAGTGACGCTTGAACAGCTGCAGGCAAAACGAGAAGAAATCCTTCAACGCATCGGAGTCGCTCGGGCAAGTTTCGGCGAACGCAGCTTTGAGTTCACCGACGCCCAGAAAGCCCTCGCCGCCATTGACGGCGAGATCGAAAAGCTGTCTGCGAAATCTTCGGCTCGAACCACTTATGCGGCCTTCAGCAAAGGCCGGGATCGCTGATCTTCGCAATGAACCAAAGCCATTTATCCGACACATGGCTCGACCGCGCCATCCGCTGGTTGAGTCCAGGGTGGGGTGCGAAACGAATACGCGCCAGGGCCGCCGCCGGGATCCTTCTCAAATACGAAGCTGCCCGCATGGACCGGCGACTGTCGAACTGGCGGACCACGGACAGTTCCGCCAACGCCGAGATCGGCCCCGCCCTCGCCCAGCTGCGACAGCGCAGCCGCGACCTGGTGCGCAACAATGCCTACGCCACCCGCGCCGTCGACGAGCTCGTGGGCCACATGATCGGGACGGGCATCACGGCGCAGGCGGATCTGCCGGAGGGGAAAGACTCCTCCCTTGCCAAACAGATCAATGAGGCCTGGAAAGTCTGGATCGAAGAATGCGATGCGGACGGACAGCTGGATTTCTACGGAATCCAGCGCCTGGTTGCCCGCGAAGTGGTTGAAAGCGGCGAATGCCTGGTCCGAATGCGGCCCCGATCTTCGGACGATGGATTACTCGTGCCCATGCAGTTGCAGATCATCGAAGCGGATCAGCTCGATACCGGGAAAACCGAATTGACCAATACCGGCTACATCATCCATGGAGTCGAATTCGACCTTCTCGGGCGCCGGATCGCTTACTGGCTTTTTCCCAACCACCCCGGCGAAGTCCTTACCAGCAACTCGAGATCCAGCAATTCCTCGCGCAGGGTTGATGCCGGGAACATTCTCCACATTTACCGCAAGGACCGCCTTCAGGTGCGGGGAGTCCCCTGGCTCGCTCCCGTAATTGTCTCAATGCGAGATCTCGATGAATATTGCGAGGCCGAACTGGTCCGGAAGAAAATCGAGGCCTGCTTTTCCACCTTTGTCACCCAACCCGATGCAGGCGCAGGCCCCTCCATAGGAGAAGTGCAGGCGCAGGACAGCCAGATCGTGGAAACCGTCGAGCCCGGCATGATCCGGTACTTGCGCCCGGGCGAGGAGGTTACTTTCGGTGTCCCGAGCGGCACCGGCAACGGATACCGGGATTTCATGCGGGACATACAGACCAGGATTGCCTCGGGCATCGGGATCACCTACGAGCAGCTCACCGGCGACCTCTCCAACGTCAATTACTCGAGCTTCCGCGCAGGCCTCCTGTCCTTCCGAAATCACATTGATGCTTTCCGCTGGCTCATCTTCATTCCGATGTTCTGCAAGCCCGCCCGCCGGTGGTTCATCGATTCGGCCTATGCGGCCGGCCTCATCTCCGCCCGCGACTACAGGACGGTATGGTCTCCGCCAAGCTACGGCAGCGTGGATCCCGAAAAGGATGCACGAGCCATCCTCTGCCGCATCCGCATGGGCATCCAAACATGGGAACAAGCTGTCGGAGAAGAAGGATACGACCCGGAAGAACAGCGGGCCGCGATCAGGAGAATCAACGAGGCCTGGGATAGAGACGGAATCGTGCTCGACTGCGATCCGCGCCGGCGCACAAAAACCGGTTCGGCCATAACCGGAAAAAACGAAGATCAAGCCTCAAACAATCAGGAGGAATGACGCATGAACATCAAAATCCCGCTGCAGCGGCTTGCAGCTGAACTGCAGGCACAAAAGGGGGACGACAGCCGTACTGCGGAACTGAAGTGGTATACAGGCTCCACCGTCACGCGCAGAAGCTGGGACGGAACCTACCTTCTCACTCTTTCCATGAAACCCGAGCATGTCCGCATGGAAAGGCTCGCCAGCGGCAAGGCGCCTCTGCTGAACTCCCACAGCGACTGGAGCCTTGCCGACATTATCGGCGTCATCGAATCCGCCGACCTGCAGGGAAACGCTCGCGTCCGCTTCAGCAACCGGCCGGAAGTGGACCCCATTTGGCAGGATGTCCGGGACGGAATCATCCGCAACGCCAGCGTCGGAGCCGTAATACACAAGCTCATGGACATTACGGAGAAGGACGAAAATGGAAAAGAGAAATCCGTCAAGTCTTATCTGGCCGTTGACTGGGAACCCATGGAAGTCAGCCTCGTTCCAATCGGCGCCGACCCCAATGCCGGGCTCCGAATCCAGTTCGAGGATGAATCAAAGATCTCGGATGCGGAGATCGTCTCCGCTTCCTTAACCAGGGCTGATTCAGCCCACATGGAGGATTTCACCATGAACACGAACAAGTCCACCAATGCGGGCGAACAGGCCCGCACCGAAGAGACTGCTGCTTCTCTGCAGCCGGCAGAAAATGAACAACAGAACCTCCGCGACTCAGGCGTCGAGGCCGAAAGGACCCGTGTCAAATCGATCATCGAGACCGCGAAGGCCTGCGGCCTCGAAGCGTCTTTCGGAGAACAGCATATCAATTCCGGAACCCCCATCGAGGAATTCCGACGCCTGGCAATCGACGAGCGTGCCCGGCGGTTCAAACAGGAAGTGCAGATCAGAACCCCGGCCGACAGTCCGCTGCTCCACGAGGAATCCGACGTCCGGCGCGCCGCCATGAGCGATGCCCTCATGAATCGCTTCAATCCCAAAAAGTATTCTCTGGATGAAGCTTCGCGGCAGTATGCCAACCTGACGCTGCTTGAAATAGCAAAGGACTGCCTGGACGCCAAGCGTATTCGGTATCGCGGCCTCGATAAAATGGCGATTGCCAAGCTGGCTTTCCAGTCAACATCAGACTTCCCATACATCCTGGAGAATGTGCTGAATAAGAACCTGCGGTCAGGCTACGAAATCGCCGATGCCCTCTCGATGTGGAAGCGGATTGCCGCACGTCGGACAGCGCCCGATTTCAAAACAATGAGCGAGCTGCAGCTCGATGCAAACACCCGGCTCCAGAAGGTGACTGAATCCGGCGAAATCAAGCGCGGCGCCTTGGTTGAAGGCAAGGAAACCTGGAAACTGTCAACCTATGCGCAGATCATCGCGCTCACGCGCCAGGTGGTTGTCAATGATGACCTGGCAGCCTTTACCCGCATCCCGATGTTGCTTGGTCAGGAAGTGGCAGTTCTGGAGGCTACAACGGTATGGGGAATTATCACGGCCAACGGCACTCTGGCCGATGGCTATGCCCTGTTTGAAGCGGCTCATCACAACAATCTGACAGGCACCGGCACGGCAATCTCGGTCGACAGCCTCGGCATCGGCATTGCATCAATGATGAAGCAGACCACGCCGGGCGGCAAGACGATGAACATCGCTCCGCGATTTCTCGTGGTCCCCGTCGGCAAACTCGGTCTGGCAAAACAGTATTGCTCCTCCGCTTATCAGCCCAACCAGCCCGACAAGATAAATCCATGGGCAGGAGAACTGACGCCGTTCGCAGAAGCCCGGCTTGAAGCCGCCAGTGCAACAGCCTGGTACCTGTTTGCCGATCCCGATATTGCGCCCGTTGTGATCTATGCTTATCTCGAAGGCCAGGAAGGAGCCTATACCGAGACGCGGAATGGATTTGATGTGGACGGCATCGAGGTAAAGATCCGGCATGACTTCGGCGCAGGCGCCGTCGATTACCGCGGCGCGTATAAGAACGCCGGCGCATAACGACCCATCAATTGTTCCAGAAAGAAGAGAAAGCCCGACATATTCGGGCTTTCTTCATTTGAACCAAGGCCTGAAACGATTTCCGAAAGAACAAAGGGGAAAAGGAAATGGCAAAAAATTATGTCAGCGAAGGCAGATTCATCAATGCAGCGGCGACGGACCCGGCGACGCCCGTATCCGGTGATCCGGTTCGAGTCGGCGAAATCCCCGGGGTGGCTATCACCAATGAGGGCGCCGGAGATAATGCCGCCGACGAGACCACCATTTGCATCAGCGGGATTTTCAATCTCCAGGTAAAAGGAGTCGACGGCTCGGGCAACAGCGCCGTTGCTCCCGGAGACAAAATCTACTACGTGGATGCCGACACTCCGAAGCTCAGCAAAAAGGCTACGGGGCGCCTGTACGGCAAAGCTCTGGGTGCAGTCACTTCAG